GTGGCTCCATCAACGCCTTTAGCTAACGCACTAACATCTACTTTGGTGACAGCACTTTCGCCCGTGCCATCACTAATGTTAGTGAATTTCATAACGACCTTATTAGGACCTTCAACTATTGTTTGTGAGGCTACTGCATCAGCCATTTAGACCTCCCTTAGTATACTGAGTATTCTAGCTCTACTGTAAACCTACCTGCTGTGATATCCGCGTTTACTGTTGTTGTAGCTCTAGCATACAGATGTACATTTGCAACAGCTGCCGTTACGTTTGGAACAAAGATGTGATAGTTACCTGCTGAGTTGTTGAAGTTAATATCAATCTCTGTAATGGACTGTGTGGCACTTAACTGTTCGTTAAACGAAGTAACACCCGCACCAACAATCTCTGTTCCTGATACCGCTGCGTTTGTGGCTGTTCCAGAAGTAGCACTTAAAGCTAAGTTTCCTGCTAGTGTCTGACCCGCTGCTGTTGTAATACCAATCAAAGCTCTATGTATAAATATCTTTGATGGAGTTACTAAGTCATCAGGAGCATCTACGTTCAATGTTCCTAGTTCTACAAGACAGTCACCGTCTGCATACGCTGTGCCTGCAGCATTGGTGCTTGCTAACGTACCCGCGAAAGACTGTATCTTTCTAGTACCCATAGAAATAAGCTGTCCTGTTGAATTTACTGAAAAGCCAGTTTCAGTTACAGCACCAGTAGTGGTGCTTTTATTGATGGTTTTAAATCCACCTTCAGACCTAACCGGTCCGCTAAAAGTTGTATTGCCCATGTCAATCTCCTTGTCTTGGCAAATGTCAGCCACGTCATGTAACTGTCAAGGTTATTACAATAATACTAAATTACTTTTACACAAAAATAAAGGGCGATTTTACTCGCCCTTTAAAGTTGGGAGGAAAGACATGAAGCCTAGGCTCCAGGTGACCCGAACACACATCTAGGATCTGAGAAACCGAAGGAATATCTCTCACGAGCCTTATAACGCATGTTGCCTGTATCGAAGTCAGCCTCCATGTTAGTTGAAAGAGGTGTTCTCTCGAAGTGTAAGAAACCTCTCGGTGTGTCAGTCATGATGAAGAAAGCATCAGTATCTGTTAGGAAGTCATTCACAGTGTAACCCTGTGGAAGCATTCCCATTGATCTGAGAGCGTTCACATCGTTATCTGATGTTGCAGGTCGTAGAACAGAAGACATTAGTCTTTCTGCTGTGAACTGTAGCTGTCGTGGAATGATCAACTTTGTACCACGCAGTGCTATTTTCAACCCACGCTCATCAACGAAACCTGCAATACTAATTAGGGCATCTTCAAGAGATGTCTCGTTTAAGTCAGCAGCCACTGATGGTTCGTTTGCGAAAGTACCACCGTTGATTAAAGGATGATCAGTTGCACACAACTCTTTACCATCTCCACCAGTTACGGAAGAGTCAAAAGCGTTGTTTAGTACAGCTGCAGCTTTAACCTGCTTTGTGTGAGCCATTGATCGTGCAAGTGCTCTTGTGTATCTCGCAGAGATTCTGTCATAGAGATTGTCCTCTACGGCTTCCTCTGTGATCGCAAAAGCCAAAGCAATGGTTTCATGGTTGTATCGAGCAGTGAAAGACTCGTTTGCATCATCAAATGATACTCCTGAACCTTCTTGCTTGACTGGGGCAGCCCCAAAACCAGAAAGCATTACCTCTTCTTCAAACGCTCGATCTGAAGACTCGGTTGTGTAAATTTCAGAGTGTTGGTTCTCGTATCGACCATACTCCATGCCAAAGAGGGCGTTTAAACCTGGTTCTAACTCTTTGGCTAACTGTGCTCTAGATATCGCCATAGTTATACCCCCTTATGAGATTGCTGCATCAGGATCTCCAACAGAACTGAAGAAGACATGATTATTAAGTTTAACGATGTACTGGATACCTGCAGCACTATGATCTGAGTTCTCAACATCCTCTTGGATGCCTAAAATCAGTAAAGGATTTGACGGATCAGAATCCTCTGCTGTTGAGATATCAATCTGTGCAGTTGATATACCAGTGGTTGTGCTTCCGCTCGTGGCGTTCTCTATTTCAGCAGTCTTAAAGACATCAGCCTTTGCGGTAGCTCTATCAGTATTTGTACCATCGGAACAAATAATGTATCGCTGCATCGGATTATCGTAGATAAACGCTTTGATGTCATGGTTAGTGTCTGCTGACCCAGAGCCGGGCCATGTATTGGAAAATTTTAGTTTTTTTGTAGTGTTGTCAACATATTCACAGCCGGCAAACACGCCCAAGATTTGCTTTGTGTCTCCAGTAGCGTTGCCCAAAACTTGGACTGTGCCACCAGAAAGTTCAGCTTGAACGGGTGAGCCTTGGAAAATAGCTGACGCATTACTGGCAATGAAGTACATATTAGTGCTACCAGGGTTAGTTCCCCCCATAGCATTAATAGGCTTCAAGCCGAAAGATACGTTTGAGTTCGCCATTTATAGCTCCTATTAAGAATTAATTATTAGAGGAGTCGTTACGACCCCCGAATGAAACTCTAGTTTGACGATCATTTGTGATTGGCATCGAAGGATGCTGCTCTTTCATTAGATCGCTATCAACGGCAGTCATTTGTTCACGAGTTCGTCCTCGATAATAATCATTCCTCTCCTCGACTGTTTCAAGAGGCATTCTGGCAAGTACTAATCCACCTGTTCCTATTATTCCTGCATACTTTCCATCGTCGATGGTCGGTAAGTCCCTTTCGGGATATTCATCTGCTCGAACAAGCTCCCACCCTTCATTGATCTTGGCATGGACGTTGACTTTGTCGTCTTCGCCACGAGTTGCCATACGGATCCATCTGTGCTTATACCCCTCTGGAGGTTCAGGTGCACTTAACCTGCTTGGTGGTGCCCACGGCTTTCTGCGTGAAGATTTTTCACGGGTCGTATCATTTCTCGGTGTTCTATCTGTCATCATTTAGTCCTTCACATATTTCGCGTACTCTTCAAGAGGTACTCCTAATTTTTTAGCTATCGCTATCTGAGAAGGCGATAGTTTTACCGATCTTCGCTTCTGCTGAGTGTTACGAGATGCTGTAGAGTTAGCAGAAGCAACTTGAACTCCACTGCTCGTTTTCTGCTTGTCAAACTTATGAGGAAACTCTGTTCTCATGCGTCTGTCAATTTCACTATAATACTCATCGCTCTCCGGGTCAAACCCTTCTTCTTGTATTAATTTATTATGTACAACAAAAGCAGCTTGTGTCATGATCTCATCTTCACCAAACCATTCGTTCTTTTCTGCCCAATCTTTTGCTTTTGGTGACACTTTCTGTTGAGGTTGTGGTGTTTCTGCAACAGCTTCTGTAGTTTCTTCCTCTTTGTCTTTTTCTTTCTTCTCTGCTTGATCTTTTGCAAGTCTATAGCGTTCTTGTTCTATCGCTATCTTAGACAAAGCCTTTTGAGCCTCGAACATCTTTTCGCTGTCACCTGCTTGATGTGCTTCAGAGTACGCTCTTTTCGCTTGATCCTCTTGCGACTCTAGTCTCGTGCCATACTCTGATAGATAACCTTGATCAAGACTGTCCACTCTTTGCTTGAGCTTCTTGTTCTCTTCAAGAAGTTTCTGTGAGATACGGACAGCCTCTTCTCTGTCCCGCTCTTCCTTTCGGTATTTTTCTGTGAGTTTCTTAATTCGTGCTTGAACATTTTTACTATAGTTCTCTAACTCATCTTCTTTTTGTTCTTCTTTCGTTTCGGTTTGTTCTTCTTTTTGTTCAGTTTGAACAACCTCTACTTCTTGTTCACTCTGCTCTTTTATAGAAGGATCCGCAACCTCTACTTCAACTGTTTCCTCAGTTTTCTCTGCTACTTGTTCTTGTTCCATACTATCTCCTAAACGCTATATACATCATCTGGATGTTCTATGGTGGCTATGACTTCATCATCATTAATAATGCGTATCTCTCCACCATCTATTTTAAATCGTGCCCCCGCATATCGACCTATGCAGACCCAATCACCCTCTTTACACCAAGGGTCACCGTCTCCGAACTTGTCTTTATCTTTATATGCTAAAGGTCCAACCCGTATTACATATGACACAACGGTGGCAAGAGCCTCTCTCTCGACAACGTCATCTGGCATATACACC